ATGCTTAGCCCATCCCAAACCCTTCAATACCAGAAAGAAAGCGTCGAGCGAGCTTTAACGTGCGCTAACTGCGGTCAGAAGCTGCATGTGCTGGAAGTTCACGTGTGTGAGCACTGCTGCGCAGAACTAATGAGCGATCCGAATAGCTCAATGTACGAGGAAGAAGACGATGAGTGATTTCTCTGAGCTTATTTCCTTCAAAAAAGACAGAGAAGAAATGCGGACTGAATCTGTCTATTACGTTCAACACCGGAATAAACGCTCGGTGCTTGATCAGGAGCTGGTTATTACCGGAGACCTGGCATTCAGAACATATAAGGCCAGCATGGAAATGAAGGATTTCCCTAAATGTGGTTCTGAAAGAGAAGCCGCGTTAAAGCTGGCTGAGTGGATGCAGAGAATGGCTGCTGCAATTGAGAATTACTGGAGTGAACCATAATGGCTAACCTACGCAAAGAAGCACGCGGCAGAGAATGCCAGGTACGTATTTACGGAATATGCAATGGTAATCCTGAAACTACAGTTCTGGCACATTACCGGATGGCTGGAATTTGCGGAACGGGAATGAAGCCTGACGACCTGATCGGCGCATGGGCTTGTAGTGACTGCCACGCGGAGATCGACCGACGCACCCGGATTCTCGACAACAAAGACGCCAGACTTTACCACCTCGAAGGCGTGATCAGGACGCAGGCAATACTGCTGATGGAGGGGAAGATTAAGTCATGAACGAATATCAGTTTGTGCTTCCATACCCGCCGTCGGTGAATACCTACTGGCGAAGACGGGGAAGCCAATACTACATCAGCGATAAAGGCCAGAAATACCGAAAAGACGTTCAGCAAATCATCCGCCAACTTAAGTTAGACATTTTCACCAAATCACGACTCCGCATCAAAGTCATCGCAGACGTTCCAGACTCCCGCCGCCGCGACCTCGATAACATCCTGAAAGGTTTACTCGACTCCCTTATCCACGCCGGATTTGCGGAAGACGACGAGCAATTCGATGACATTCGCGTAATTCGTGGTGTGAAAGTACCAGGCGGAAGGCTTGGAATAAAAATCACCGAACTGGAGAACGTATGAACGCCACAATTCAAACGATACCAGAGCTTCTTATCCAGACACGAGGCAATCAGACCGAAGTGGCGAGGATGCTTTCCTGCGCAAGAGGAACAGTGCTCAAGTACAACCGAGACAGCAAAGGCGAGCGTCACGTAATAGTTAACGGCGTCCTGATGGTCAAACAGGGCAAAAGGGGAAGGCCATGAGACTCGAAAGCGTAGCTAAATTTCATTCGCCAAAAAGCCCGATGATGAGCGACTCACCACGGGCTACGGCTTCTGACTCTCTTTCCGGTACTGATGTGATGGCTGCTATGGGGATGGCGCAATCACAAGCCGGATTCGGAATGGCTGCATTCTGCGGTAAGCATGAACTCAGCCAGAACGACAAACAAAAGGCTATCAACTATCTGATGCAATTTGCACACAAGGTATCGGGGAAATACCGTGGTGTGGCAAAGCTCGAAGGAAATACTAAGGCAAAGGTACTGCAAGTACTCGCAACATTCGCTTATGCGGATTATTGCCGTAGTGCCGCGACGCCGGGCGCAAGATGCAGAGATTGCCACGGTACAGGTCGTGCGGTTGATATAGCAAAAACAGAGCAGTGGGGGAGAGTTGTTGAGAAAGAATGCGGAAGATGCAAAGGTGTCGGCTATTCAAGAATGCCAGCAAGCGCCGCATATCGCGCTGTAACGATGCTAATCCCAAACCTTACTCAACCCACCTGGTCACGCACTGTTAAGCCGCTGTATGACGCTCTGGTGGTGCAATGCCACAAGGAAGAGTCAATCGCAGACAATATTTTGAATGCGGTCACACGTTAGCGGCATGATTGCCACGGATGGCAACATCTTTACGGCATGATATTGACTTTTTGAATAAAGTTGGGTAAATTTGACACAACGATGGATAAATGCACTCGTTAAATAAAGCCCTGAGTTAATAGCTCGGGGCTTTTTGCGTTTTAATCACGACCTTTCTGAAAGCACATCAAACCAAATACCAGACAGACAAAAATAATCACCTTATCCGCTGTGGCTACGGTGCGGTGTGCTTTGCATAAAAGAAAACCAGCGCAATGGCTGGCTTCGTGAAAGCGGGTGGCAAGAGGCTGCGCTAACAACCTCCTGCCGTTTTGCCCGTGCATATCGGTCACGAACAAATCTGATTACTAAACACAGTAGCCTGGATTTGTTCTATCAGTAATCGACCTTATTCCTAATTAAATAGAGCAAATCCCCTTATTGGGGGTAAGACATGAAGATGCCAGAAAAACATGACCTGTTAGCCGCCATTCTCGCGGCAAGGGAACAAGGCATCGGGGCAATCCTTGCGTTTGCAATGGCGTACCTTCGCGGCAGATATAATGGCGGTGCGTTTACAAAAACAGTAATCGACGCAACGATGTGCGCCATTATCGCCTGGTTCATTCGTGACCTTCTCGACTTCGCCGGACTAAGTAGCAATCTCGCTTATATAACGAGCGTGTTCATCGGCTACATCGGTACTGACTCGATTGGTTCGCTTATCAAACGCTTCGCTGCTAAAAAAGCCGGAGTAGAAGATGGTGGAAATCAATAATCAACGTAAGGCGTTCCTCGATATGCTGGCGTGGTCGGAGGGAACTGATAACGGACGTCAGAAAACCAGAAATCATGGTTATGACGTCATTGTAGGCGGAGAGCTATTTACCGATTACTCCGATCACCCTCGCAAACTTGTCACGCTAAACCCAAAACTCAAATCAACAGCAGCCGGACGTTACCAGCTTCTTTCCCGTTGGTGGGATGCCTATCGTAAGCAGCTTGGCCTGAAAGACTTCTCTCCGAAAAGCCAGGACGCTGTGGCATTGCAACAGATTAAAGAGCGTGGCGCTTTACCGATGATTGACCGCGGTGATATTCGTCAGGCAATCGACCGTTGCAGCAATATCTGGGCTTCACTGCCGGGGGCTGGTTATGGTCAGTTCGAGCATAAGGCTGACAGCCTGATTGCAAAATTCAAAGAAGCTGGCGGAACGGTCAGAGAGATTGAGGTATGAGCAGAGTAACTGCGATTATCTCCGCTCTGGTTATCTGCATCATCGTCTGCCTGTCATGGGCTGTTAATCATTACCGTGATAACGCCATCGCCTACAAAGAGCAGCGCGATAAAGCCACATCCACAATCGCTGACATGCAGAAGCGTCAACGTGATGTAGCAGAACTTGACGCCAGATACACAAAGGAGCTTGCTGATGCTAACGCGACTATCGAAAGTCTCCGTGCTGATGTTTCTGCTGGTCGTAAGCGCCTGCAAGTCGCCGCCACCTGTGCAAAGTCAACGACCGGAGCCAGCAGCATGGGCGATGGAGAAAGCCCAAGACTTACAGCAGATGCTGAACTCAATTATTACCGTCTCCGAAGTGGAATCGACAAGATAACCGCGCAGGTTAACTATCTGCAGGAATACATCAGGATGCAATGCCTGAAATAATTTTTTTGCAAATCACAAAGTCCATTTAATGAGCCTCGCGATGCGGGGCTTTTTTATGTCCGCAGTAAACGCGCTTCACACGCGCGACTTCTGAACACAGAACCTTTCAGGATGACCCTTGAGGATGCCGGTTTGGTGATCGGTGCCTTTCTGTGGGCCGGAATCCTGTGTGACAAGGTTCATCACTAAAAGGTAATCACTGATGAAGTACCCAACAGTTATTGTCAATGGTGTGTCCGTTCGTGTTGATGAGGATGGACGCTACAACTTAAACGATCTCCATGCAGCAGCAGTTGCAAATGGAGAGGCTACAGAGCAACAGCGCCCAAGCCAGTTTTTGCGTAGCGCGCAGATAAAACGCTTCATAAAAGCACTGGAGGCCAAAGTGCAAAAAAGCACTTTGGAACAAATTCAACCACTTAAAATAATCAAAGGTGGTGCAGAACCAGGTGTGTGGGGTGTTGAACTTCTGGCAATCAGATATGCAGCATGGATTAAGCCGGAATTTGAAATCGAAGTTTATGAAGTTTTCAAAACGGTTGTCCGTCTCGGCGTTGGCGCAATGTCCCGTCTGAATAGAATCGATCACATCATCAATACTGAAACCAAAGCGATAAGCCAGTGCGCAAGCCAAATGGCTAAGTGGGGCGTTGGTGGGCGAAAAAGATTGCTTCATGTTGCACGTCAGAGAGCGGCAAATGAAGTGCAAATGTATTTGCCCGGAATGGTGTGATTCTGCTGGTTAATCCAGTTCTTGCATTACGGCAGTACAGCGACACAACCCAAGCCAGAAAGTGGGGAAATAACACTGGCAGCCACTGAAAGATGAACCTCCAGCCTTATGGCAAAAAAAGATTCTTTGTGGTGGCGGACTGATGGAAAGACATCGGTTATTGCAGAGGCCATTCAATGAGTGGTCTCGACAATGGCTTATACCCTACACGGGATAACTTAACTGATATCCCTTTTAACGGATAAACGGAGCCAACAATGGCAGAGATTATTCCCATGACTGAAGAACAGAAATTCAAGTTAGAAATTTACCGACTGCTATCTAAGAACAATTCAGCGGCAGAGGAAGCGTTTGCATTCATTGGGGCTGACCAGCTGAAACTGGAATTGTTCAAGTTGCACTACAACGATGGCGGTGCAAATCCAGACTTCACATCTCGCACTATCGAAGCGGTGCGTAAATCGAAGGAAGCGTTAGACCTGTTCACTACCGGAGCATGATGTGAGCCGCGTAATCAATTTGGGTAAGGAGAAGAAATTCCCAATTACTCAAGAGCTATACGAGCGGCTGGAAAGCGTCATCCATGATTATGGTGAAATCAGTGTATGTGAGGCGATTGGCACACTCGAATTGCTGAAGCAGTCATTGATTGAAAGCATGAAGAGCCAACGACCAGAAATGACAATTAAGTGAGATGAATATGGCAGCACCAAAGGGCAACCGATTTTGGGAGGCCCGCAGTAGTCATGGGCGAAATCCTAAATTCGAATCGCCTGAGGCGCTGTGGGCTGCTTGTTGTGAATACTTCGAGTGGGCTGATGATAACCCGCTATGGGAGGGTAAGGTATTTTCATATCAGGGAGAAATAATTAAGGCTAATGTCCCTAAGATGCGAGCCATGACTATTTCAGGATTGTGTACCTTCCTTGATATCACCAGGCAAACATGGGGAACCTTCCGGTCAATGGAAGGTTTTTCTGACGTCACATCACGAGCGGAAGACATCATCTACGACCAGAAATTTTCTGGCGCAGCCGCTGACCTTCTCAACGCTAACATCATCGCCCGTGATTTGGGCCTCAAAGAGCAGTCGCAAGTTGAAGACGTGACACCTGATAAGGGAGATCGCGATAAGCGGCGCTCTCGTATCAAGGAGCTATTCAACCGTGGAACTGGACGCGATTCTTGATAACCTGAGCGACGAAGAGCAAATCGAATTGCTCGAGCTACTCGAAGAAGAAGATAACTACCGGAACACACACCTGCTATATGAATTTACGCCATACAGCAAACAGCGTGAGTTCATCGACGCCGGGCATGACTATCCAGAGCGCTGTTTTATGGCTGGTAACCAGCTTGGTAAGTCATTTACTGGTGCTGCCGAAGTCGCGTTTCACCTTACCGGGCGTTATCCGGGAACAAAAGGATATCCTGCTGATGGTAAATATGGCGGAGAGTGGAAAGGTAAGCGTTTCTATGAGCCTGTTGTCTTCTGGATTGGTGGCGAGACAAACGAGACTGTAACCAAAACGACTCAACGCATCCTGTGTGGTCGTATCGAAGAGAATGATGAGCCAGGCTACGGTTCCATACCGAAAGAAGACATCATTAGCTGGAAGAAGTCTCCTTTCTTTCCGAACCTTGTTGATCACCTTCTGGTTAAGCATCACACGGCTGATGGCGTTGAAGATGGTATTTCAATCTGCTACTTCAAACCATACTCGCAAGGCCGTGCTCGCTGGCAGGGTGACACAATCCACGGCGTGTGGTTTGACGAAGAACCACCATACAGCATTTATGGCGAAGGCCTTACCCGTACCAACAAATACGGTCAATTCTCAATTCTGACGTTTACCCCGCTGATGGGGATGTCTGACGTTGTTACCAAGTTCCTGAAGAATCCCAGCAAGTCTCAGAAAGTGGTCAACATGACCATCTATGACGCTGAACACTACACCGACGAGCAGAAAGAGCAAATCATCGCATCCTATCCTGAGCATGAGAGAGAGGCGCGTGCTCGCGGTATTCCTACGATGGGTAGTGGTCGAATCTTCCAGATACCGGAAGAGACGATTAAGTGTCAGCCGTTCGAGTGTCCTGATCACTTCTACGTAATTGGCGGGATGGATTTCGGATGGGATCACCCGCAGGCGCAGGTTCAGCTTTGGTGGGATAAGGACGCAGACACAATCTACGTTTCACGCGTGTGGAAGGCGAAAGAAAAAACAGCCGTTCAGGCATGGGGAGCTGTTAAATCATGGGCGCATAAAGTGCCAACAGCATGGCCTCATGACGGAAACCAGCACGAGAAGGGCGGCGGTGAGCAGCTCAAAGGGCAGTATGCAGATGCTGGTTTTATGATGCTGCAGGAGCATGCGACATGGCCTGATGGCGGTAACGCTGTTGAGCCAGGCATCACTGAATTGCGCGACATGATGCTTGATGGTCGCTTCAAAGTATTCAACACATGTGAGCCATTCTTTGAGGAGTTCCGCCTCTATCACCGTGATGAAAACGGGAAAATCGTCAAGCTTAACGACGACGTTCTCTCAGCCGTTCGCTATGCATACATGATGCGCCGCTTCGCCAAAATGATGCGGGACATCAAAAAACCAAAAGAGAAAAAGATACCAGCCCCAATCAGGCCCATCGCACGGAGAACTTAAATGGCCGACGAAAACAGACTCAATTCCATTCTGTGTAAGTTTGACGCGGACTGGATGGCGAGCGATGAAGCCAGAACCGAGGCGACAAATGACCTGTATTTTAGCCGAGTGTCGCAATGGGATGACTGGCTATCAAACTACACCACCCTGCAATATCGCGGACAATTCGATGTTGTTCGCCCGGTGGTCAGGAAGTTGGTCGCAGAGATGCGCCGGAACCCTATCGACGTTCTCTTCCGACCAAAAGACGGTGCTAATCCTGATGCAGCCGATGTGTTGATGGGGATGTATCGTACTGATATGCGCCATAACACGGCAAAAATTGCCGTTAACGTTGGCGTTCGTGAGCAGATAGAGTCCGGCGTTGGTGCATGGCGTCTGGTCACGCAGTACGAAGACAACGATCCAACAAGCAACAATCAGGTAATTCGACGCCTGCCAATTCATGAAGCCTGCTCACACGTCATATGGGACGCCAACAGCAAGCAGATGGATAAGAGCGACGCTAAGCACTGCACGGTGATTAACGCCTTGTCGCGCAATGGCTGGAAAGAGTTCGCAGAGGATTACGGTATTGATCCGGACACCTTGCCATCTTTCCAGAATCCGAACGATACATGGCTGTTTCCGTGGGTATCGAATGATGTCGTCTACGTCGCTGAGTATTACGAGGTCGAAGAGAAGAAAGAGAAAGTCTTCATCTACCGCGACCCGCTGACAGGTGAGCCGGTCAGCTATTACCAGCAGGATATCAAAGACGTCATCGACGACCTGGCTAATCGTGGATTCATTAAGGTAGCAGAGCGTAAGGTCAAGCGTCGGCGTGTGTATAAGTCGATCATCACCTGCACGCAGATACTGAAAGACCGCGAGAAGATAGCTGGAGAGCATATCCCAATCGTTCCAGTGTATGGAGAATGGTCATTCGCTGGTGACAAGGAGTGCTACGAGGGAGTGGTAAGGCTGACGAAAGACGGTCAACGCCTTCGTAACATGATCATGTCGTTCAACGCCGATATCGTTGCTCGTTCACCGAAGAAGAAACCGACCTTCTTCCCTGAGCAAATCGAAGGCTACGAATACATGTACGGTGGAAATGATGACTATCCGTACTATCTGCAGAACAAGACCGATGAAAACGGTAACGACCTGCCGATTGGTCCAATCTCCTACATGGAAAACCCTGAAGTGCCGCAAGCCAACGCTTACATGCTTGAGGCTGCCACCAACGCAGTGAAAGAGGTGGCTAGTCTTGGCGTGGATGCGCAGGCGGCAAATGGTCAGGTCGCTTTCGATACCGTCAATCAACTGAACATGCGGGCAGACCTTGAGACATACGTGTTTCAGGATAACCTGGCTACCGCAATGCGACGTGATGGCGAGATTTATGCCTCAATGGTCAACGATATTTATGATGTTCCTCGTCATGTAACGCTGACACTTGAAGATGGTAGCGAGAAAGACGTTCAACTCTACGCGCAAGTTGTAGATTACCAGTCCGGTAATGTGGTCACACTCAACGACATTCGCGGTCGCTATGAGTGCTATACAGACGTTGGACCATCCTTCCAGAGTATGAAGGAACAGAACCGCGCAGAGATTCAGGAGTTACTCACCAAGGTTCCGCAAGGTACTCCAGAGTTCCAGATGCTGATGCTGCAATACTTCACGCTGCTTGACGGTAAAGGCGTCGAGATGATGCGAGAGTACGCGAACAAGCAACTGGTGATGATGGGGCTGAAGAAACCAGAAACACCTGAAGAGATGGAGATGGTGCAGCAGGCACAACAACAGCCGCAGCAGCCATCAGCAGAGCAAATTCAGGCGCAGGGCATCCTTCTGCAAGGTCAGGCTGAATTGCTCAAGGCAGAGAACCAACAGGCGCAGATTCAGGTTGAAGCTGCCAAGGTTGAAGCCCAAAACCAACTCAACGCCGCGAAGATTGCAGAAATCTTCAACAATATGGACCTCGACAAGCAGGCAGAACTGCGTGAGTACCTCAAGCTCGTAGGTCAATTCCAGCAACAGCGCAGCAAAGACGCTCGCGCTAACGCTGAGCTGCTTCTTAAAGATGCAGACCAGACTCATTCACAACGCATGGATTTCGCGAATCTTATGCGTCAAGTTCAAATCCCCTCCGGCGGAGTAGCCGAGACACCTCAATAAGAGAGAGTTAATCATGGACCAAACCACCGACATTCAGGCTTCTGAAGAATTAACCCTGCCCGGCAATCATGCAGCGGCATCTGCTGATGGCTTAGTTGTCGATAATGCCAACGACAACGCAGGTCAGGAAGAAGGCTTCGAGATTGTCCTGAAAGACGATGAGAAACCAAAACAAGACCCGGCAACTAATGCTGAATTTGCCCGTCGCCGCATCGAACGCAAACGCCAGCGTGAGCTTGAGCAGCAGATGGAAGCGGTTAAGCGTGGAGAATTGCCGGAGCACCTGCGGGTGAACCCTGAGTTACCAAAACAACCAGACCCTAACGATTATCTTTCCGAAGATGCACTGGCTAAGTACGACTATGACCAGAGCCGCGCACTGGCTGCCTTCCAGCAGGCAAACAGTGAATGGCAGATCAAGGCTATGGACGCACGAAGCCAGGCTGTCGCCGAGCAGGGTCGCAAAACTCAGGAGTTCACCCAGCAATCAGCGCAATACGTCGAGGCAGCCCGTAAGCACTACGACGCAGCGGAAAAGCTCAATATCCCTGACTATCAGGAGAAAGAGGATGCATTCATGCAACTGGTGCCGCCAGCAGTCGGTGCCGACATCATGCGCCTCTTCCCGGAGAAATCCGCCGCTCTCATGTATCACCTTGGTGCTAATCCTGAGAAAACACGCCAGTTGCTGGCGATGGACGGGCAATCCGCGTTGATTGAACTCACTCGACTGTCAGAACGTTTAACTCTCAAGCCTCGAGCCAAACCTGTTTCAGAAGCCCCGCTACCTGATGAACCCATTCAGGGACACGCTGTTGCTGCAAATATATCTGCGATTGAAAAGCAGATGGAAGCGGCAGCAAACAAAGGGGATGTAGAGACATACCGTAAGCTCAAGGCGCAACTGAATAAAGGAATTCGATAATGGCATTAAATGAAGGTCAACTGGTCACGTATGCTCTGGATGAAATCATCGAAACCGTCCAGAACTTGACGCCAATGGCGTCCAAAGTGACAAAATACACCCCTCCTGCAGAATCCATGCAACGTTCAAGCAACACCGTGTGGATGCCTGTTGAGCAGGAAGCGCCAACTCAGACTGGCTGGGATTTAACTGGCAACGCTACCGGGATTCTGGAACTCTCCGTGAAATGCAACATGGGTGATCCGGATAACGATTTCTTCGAGCTTCGTGCAGATGACCTGCGTGATGAGCGTTCTTACCGTCGCCGCATCCAGGCATCCGCCAAAAAACTGGCGAATAACATTGAGTCAGCGATTGCCAAACAGGCAACTGAAATGGGCTCGCTTGTTGTTCACGATACCCGCGCAATTGGTCCATCTACTGGCCTGTCTGGCTGGGATTTTGTGTCTGATGCAGAGCGCCTGATGTTCTCCCGTGAGCTAAACCGCGATATGGGCATCAGTTACTTCCTGAACCCTGACGATTACCGCAAAGCAGGCCGCAACCTGGTAGATGGTGACATCTTTGGGCGCGTTCCTGAAGAAGCGTATCGCAACGGTACTATTCAGCGTCAGATTGCTGGCTTTGATGAAATTCTTCGCTCACCGAAACTTCCGGCAGTTACCAAGTCAACCGCTACTGGTGTAACTGTGACTGGAGCGCAGAAGTTTAAGCCGCAGGAATACACCCTTGATACCGATGGTAACAAGGAGAACGTCGACAACCGTGTTGCAACGGTGACCGTATCCTCCACCACCGGGTTTAAGCGCGGCGACAAAATCAGCTTCACTGGTGTGAAATTCCTGTCTCAGATGGCGAAGAACGTGCTTACTGATGATGCGACTTTCTCAATCACCCGTGTGATCGATGGTACTCACATCGAAATCACGCCGAAACCGATTGCACTGGATGACGCGTCACTGACAAAAGAAGAGAAGGCTTACGCTAATGTAAACACATCTCTTGCTGATACCACTCCGGTAAACGTTCTGAACGTGGCAACAACCACCGCTAACGTGTTCTGGGCTGATGACTCAATCCGCCTGCTGTCTCAGCCGATTCCGGTAACCCATGAACTGTTTGCTGGCATGAAAACTTCCTCCTTCAGCATTCCTGGTATTGGTGTTAACGGCATCTTCGCAACGCAGGGTGATATCAACACTCTGTCTGGCAAGTGCCGTATTGCTGTGTGGTATTCAGCATGTGCTGTACGACCAGAGGCAATTGGTGTTGGTCTGCCTAACCAGACTGCGTGATAACCAGAGGGAGCTTCGGCTCCCTTTTCTATTGGAGATACCAATGAGCGTAATGATTTTTCAGGCTGGCGGAGATACCAAAATCTGGGGACGCAAGCTGAAAACGAAAACCGTTGATCCTGATGATGTAGCTGTGCACTTAGCAAATGGCTGGTATAAGCACCCTGACGATGTTCCTGATGATCCTCTTGTTGGTGATCAAATTGGCAGTGTTGGCGGAGGTGAAACTTACCCAGTTGATATGGGCGAAGTGTCCGACGGTTATCACACTTTTAACGAGCTTTACGCTCACCGAGTGCGCCTCTTCTCATCGCTGATGCATGCTTACGCTGAGCTTTCGTGGTGGTCTCGCAAACACAGTGACGGTGAAGAGTGGGATGGCTGGATCATTGCTGGTATCACCACTCCAGAAGGCGAAATCACTTATCACCTACCTGTTGAAGAAATCGAGTTCCTTCCTGAAGGTACTGAGCTTGAGTTCGGGAAAGAGTGGGATGGTCATGAAGCAAATGATGTTCTTGGACGACTCCTGAGTTTGCGTCCGGCTATTGCAGAGCCAGAGCCAGAGCCAGAGCCAGAGCCAGAAGAAAAACAGCGTAAAAAGCCTGGTCGAAAACCTAAGGCGGCAGCAGATGAACCTGACAACGAAGGGTGATTTAGTCCTTGCGGCATTACGTAAGCTCGGTGTGGCATCAAATGCCACGTTAACCGATGTCGAACCGCAGTCTATGGAAGACGGCGTCAACGACCTTGAAATGATGATGGCTGAATGGCTTGGCGGTGATGCGTCACCAGGTATCAACGTTGGCTACATTTTCGCTGATGCAGATGTCGCTCCAGATCCTGGCGATGAACACGGCTTATCAAATAACGCTATCAATGCCGTCATTTTCAACCTTGCCTGCCGCATTGCTCCGGATTATGCGCTGGAAGCGTCTGCAAAACTTATAACCACTGCCAGATACGGGAAAGAGCGACTCGTCAAACTGTCTGCAATGGACAGAGCAAAAGCCGCTAAATGTAAGTCCGATTATCCAAACCGTATGCCTGTTGGTAGTGGTAACCAGTTGGCGAAGTGGAATGGTTGGAATTACTTCCACCGAAAGGAACCTTGCGATAACGGGAGCGAATAATGCCGATTCAGCAACTTCCGCTTATGAAAGGTGTCGGCAAAGACTTTCGAAACGCCGACTATATCGACTATCTGCCAGTGAATATGTTGGCTACACCCAAAGAAATCCTGAACAGCAGCGGATATCTTCGCTCATTCCCGGGCATTGCCAAACGTTCTGATGTGAACGGTATATCTCGAGGCGTCGAGTACAACATGGCGCAGAGTGCTGTTTATCGCGTGTGTGGCGGCAAGCTCTACAAAGGCGAAAGCGAAGTCGGTGACGTCGACGGAAGTGGTCGTGTATCAATGGCGCATGGTCGGACATCACAGGCGGTAGGCGTTAATGGTCAACTGGTCGAGTATCG